TGTGTACCCAGAACCGCCGCTAGTGATAGTAATGCCATTGACAATACCGCTAGAGCTAACCGTTGCAGTAGCTGTTGCACCTGTACCACCTCCTCCAGAAATAGTTACTGATGGTGGTGTAGCAACTTTATAATGTGATCCACCATCTGTAATTGTAATACCTGTCACAGCATCTCCTGTAATAGCAGATGTTGCTTTTGCTAAGAACTCATCACCAACAATTTCTTCACCTACAGTGAAGTCTCCTGTACCACCAGGATCCATGAATAGTTTAATAGCGTTATCAAATAGTTGTTCAACTGCATCAATCTCTGCAACACCAGTATCAAAGTCGTCTTGACCGACCTCGTAAATCTCAGCAGTGATAGCATAGAATTGAATCTTACCAAACTGGAAGAATGGTTCTTCCTTACCAACAAACTTGATTTCGTAGATATCTTGTGTCAATGGGAAGTACAATAAGTCTCCCTCATTGGGTCTGCTGGTAACAGTAAGATTAGGATTATGCTCAGCTACCTCTTCATCCCATCGTCTTGTAGACACACGGAAAACAATTTCATCTGTAATTCTTAAACCGAACTTGGAGATGAACTCAGCATTGTCACCAAAACCCATGACGTTCTGTAGTAGCATCTCAATCTGGAATTGTTCTTGATACTTAGAGTATCTAACTTCATCCAGTGTGCTGTCTTGCAGAACTATCCTAGGGATATAGTATATATCTGTACCAAACAGTTTGATTTGCTCATCCACAAGATCCTGAACGAGACCCTGTTCGCCACTGTGACCTGCGTAGTAAGTTGGAAAGTAAGGACTGGTAGGCATTTTATCCGATCATATCCATTGGTGGAATTGCGTACTTGCTGAGAACTTCAGATTCAATCTTCTCAATCTCTGCAAGTGCGTCTGTGTAGATTTCTCTACCGTTAAGTGTCACACCGCCAGGTAGTTGAACGTTGTTATATTTAATTAAATTCATACCCCACTGTCTCTTCATCAGAGCTGTAGCATATTTCTTAACAAACATATCATTGTTCATTTCTGTAGCGTCTGTAGGATCATTAAGACGATGACATTCAATGAGAACATTGGTTCCTTCTTTGAGGAAGTCTTTGTCAATATCCAAGTACAAACGATCGCGGCGTGCTGTAAATCTAAACTGTTGGAAAGATCCATTGTTTAGAACCATATCTAGAGTTTCTAGATATTGTTTATTCATATAATAGTTGAGGATATCAAGTGATCCAAATGCATAGAGATCATTCAAGAACAATTGATACTCAACGCCAAAAAGATTAGAACGGATTGAGTTACTAACAAGACCAAAAACTCTAGTGATACCAACTACATGATCAGGAATTGGAATGAAATTTGTTGCTTCTTTCCAATCAGTTGTACCTCTTGTAGTAGTTACACTAGCAGCAAACCTTGTTTTATCATCAGCAGTAATTTCGTGATATAAGTAAGCACGCTCCATACCGTTGTAACAGTTCTCTTGGAAGAACTGAAACGTGTCGTCTATTACGTTATTGACCTGTTCGTCATCAATATTAACTTGCAACACGGGTTCGCCAAGTTGCCTCTTGCAATATGTGATGAGTTCAGATCTAGAACTTGGAGATGCCATTACACACAAAAATCCCTTCTTACCTATTTAGGAAGAAGGGATTTGGTATTTATTCTGCTGCAGGTGCTTCAGGCTCGCCTTCTGGTTTTGCCCCTTCGTCTTCTAGTAGTCCTAGAGTTTCAAGACCACCTTGCAGTTTAATTTTATACTCTTTTGCTTTTTGAAGATTTTCTTCTAGTTCTCTAATTTGTTTATCAGTAGTAGCAATTTGCTCTTCAAAATTTTTCTTAAGTTGTGTAGGATCCATAGTAATCACAAAAATAATGTGTGTACTATTTATCCATATACTTTAATGTAAGTATTGCTTTCTCCTTGATCCGACCATCCACCAGCAGCATCTCTGAATGGGAAGTATCTTTGCTCACTTCCGCCGTCAACGTCAGCGTTGTAAACACCTTTGATTGGTAGTGGTTTTTTGTCAGTTCCTCCAGTCCATCGGAAGTAGAAACGACCATAACGCCAAACGCTATCATTTTGGTCAGTAGCGTCAGTATTGTTACCAGTTGGATTATTCCATGGACCATTGATACTACTGATACTATGAGACATACCAGATAGTCTTCCACCACTAACACCAGTGTGTGTTCCTCCTTGACCACTCCATCTGGTGTAGTTTGTACCATCAAATCCCATACCTTCCATGTATGCATTATTTCCTTGATAAGTCCAACCTACAGAACCATAACCCCAAGACTCAAAGACTTGTCTTACTTCTAAGCTCTGTGATAGTAAAGCATTGATAAATGCTTGAGACTGCTCAAATCCAAAATTGCCAGAGTATGCTGTAGTAGATTGATTAGCTGGGTTTGTCAATCCAGATTGTCCTTTCCATGCATTAGAGCGTGAATAGTAAGACGCATCATATCTAATTCTAACCCATATACCATTATCATTAGTAATTCCAGTATATGTTCCAACTCCACCAATGTCAACAAATACTTGTTCTGCTGCTCCACCATAACCAGAAGGTTTGATCCAGTATTCACCAGAACTTGGAGATGAAAGGAACCAATCAGCAAAGTTTGTAATTGCAGATGCAGGGGAAAGACCATCCTCATTACCAGAAGATAGCGCCTGTCTCCACTCAGATCCAGACCAGAATGCTAGAGTGTTCTTTGCACTATCAAAGATTAAATATCCTGCCTCAGTAGAACCAAGACCAGTTGGATAGTTGTCAACTCCATTGTATGCTTGGAGTTTAACATTATTGATGTTTCCTAGGTTTACGTTTAACTGACCCATGTTACTCCGTTCTTTGGGATGATATTACTCTGTAAGAGTATTTATCGTTTCCCACAAGCGATGGCATAAAATTCATAGATATACTAATTCTATAATCTAACTCATTTTTTTGATATCCATGACTGAGATTTGATTGCCAAAGAAGAAGTTCACCTTCATTTGGATAAACCAATACATCAGAATTATATTTTCCTGGATTTGATGTGTCTTGTTCTAATATAATAGCTGGACGTGATGAATGTGTTGAATTATCACTATGTCTAAACATCAATGGCGCATGACCATTTTTAAAATTTAAGTAGTACGTTCCTGATATGTATGAATTGGTGTGAAAGTGAGGATATTGACTTCCACCTTTGTTGCATATATTTAACCAACTATCGGTTACTACCATTTTTTCTTCTAAGACATATCCAAGAGATCTAACAAATTTTGAGCACTGTTCTTCTAACCATTCTTTAAATGGTTCTAAACCATTCCTATGCAAAAAAGATTTTCCTCTTTGATTATCTAAATGAAAGAGTTTTTCTGACATGCCATTGGTTTCTAATGGTTTGTCATCTATCATTGGAATAACAATTTTTTTGAGAGATACATGATCTTCATACATTTCTCTACATACCGCATTGGGAAAAATATCAAATAGTTCCATTATTTTTTTAATACAAATACAACAATTCCATTCCACCACGAAGACGAATCTTCCAACTCATCTGTTAACAAAATTCTTTCATATAAAATTTTGAGATTATTTTTCTCAATAAAATCTTTAGAAGATTCTACCACGTCTTTGAAATTTGCATCATCAATAACTAACACAAACTCATCATCTGTGTATTTTAGAATATGTTCTAAACATTGTGTCTGTGTCGCAGCATCATGCTCACCATCATAGAAAATAGTATTAACATTTTTGTTGAAATTAATTTCACTAGTTCCTCTAATATCACCTTCCATTACAACAATATCACTATTGTCTGTCCAAATATTCTTGACATTAGATATAAAGGTATCAAGAGATCCTTCATTTCCTTTCCAAGGAATATCATCTCTGTATGGTTTGATGTTTTTATCTTCCCAATGGTCTGATGCATAAGCTGTTACATCGTTACCTTGAATAGCAGCACAGAATGTGCTTCCATTATAGACACCAACTTCTAAGTATCTTGTATCTTCATATGAACAAAGATTATTCAAAAAATGTTTTACTGTATCAGAAGATAGACCTTCTATATTGTGATTGTATTTTGACTCTTTTTTTGTAGCATTATTAATAGATGTTAGGCACTTATCAATTAAAGGATGAAGTTCTCTGTCTTGCTTTTTGATATGTGCATCAACAACAGACTCACAATAGTTACATTCCCAGCAATCAAACTTACATGTTTTAATTTTTTTTCTCCAAACATCAATAGGTTTATCTTTAATGTTTAAATTTTTCATGTATGGATCTAATTGTGGAAACAAAATACTCTTGTTATCATTCCACTTATCAATAATATCCATACTTTCTTTAAGACGCATCATACTTTCACGTCCATGCATCTTGAATACATCAATTCCAAGATCAATAAACTCTTCCCAATCCTCACGCCATGGCGGAAGATTTGCCATTTTTAATGATGCAGAAGAGTCTTCATACTCCCATGTAGAACAAGAAACTCTACTGATAGTATCATTGAAATATTGTGGTCCATCTCCAGACCTAGTGCAATTAAATTGGTAATGTTCAGGCATGATAGGACAACCACCCCAACACCCTTCATTTGCAAGTAAAGAAATCTTTACTGGTTTGCCAATTGACTTACAATAATCTTTAGCATCTTTAATTCTTTTTAGAGCATCATGATCACGCATCAAATCTCTGTCTAGATTGACATAGTTAAATCCTGCTTTTGCTGCAGCAACAACTTCATTAGCTCGTGTCACTTCACGAAGAATTGTATTCTTAATAAACAACTTTGGAAATTCTTTTTGAATTTGACCCGTAGAAACCCATGTTGTATGAGGCAAGGTTACAATACGAATACCTTTATCATACAAAGGTTTGAAATTTTCAATCCAGATATCTAAATTTTTTTGATCTGGTCTTACCCACATATTGTTAAATGTGGCAGACAAAGGAATACCAGACTGTTCAGAAATCCATAGAGCATTGATACTAGTTCCTCTTACTGGATCGTTCTCAAAAATATCACCCATCGCATCCTGACTAAAAGGAGGAATACGACAGGTGAAGTACAAGTCATAAATTAAATGTTTATTTCTTTTTAAGAATGGGACAAATACATTCTTAGTAAACTTTGAATCTCCTTTTGGATTAATTGGAAGACTGAAGATATCTTTCATTAATTTCATCAAGTAGAGGTACGTTCAAAGTTTTCTCAACACCATGGAATGTTGGGAGATCAATTTCAGGAGATTCTGCATACGCTTGGAATTGTTTTTCTGTTCTACCTTGAATCTTGTCAATAGAAACTTTAAGTAAACAAGAATACTGGGAAGCAACATCAAGAGTTGCAATTTGATCTTCTTTCTTCATCATAGCAATGGAATCCATGTTTCCAATACCAATGCGTCCGTTTGCAACAATGTCTAGAGCTGCTTGTTTTCCTAGTCTAGCAATCCAATACTTTCTTTCTTTATCCTCATCCCATCTAGATGATTCTTCTAATTTTTCTTGTGAATCTACATGCTCCTTAATGTATTCAATAAACACATTGAGTTCATAGTTTGATTGTGCTTTTCTTCTTGACCACATATCCATATCTAGAGATGCATCATCAAACTCAATTTGTGCTTCTTCAATAAGAAATGGATCACCATTTACTTTGGCATCATCTAAAACTTTCTTTGTTTGCTTTAACCTTAGAGCACCACGTCTTTCATCAATAAGCATTTTCTCATGTTGGTGAGATCTATTTTCAATCTCAAGCAACACCTGTTTGAGTTGTCTGTCACCAGTGACATGAGAACTTACAACATAATTTTCAATTTGATTTTTTGACATGCCGATAGCAACTTTCTTGGCATGTCCAAATATTTCTTCGTTTGTAAGCATAATGAAATCAACTACTAATTAAAACCTAAATCCAGGGACTACTGATTTTCTTGTTACACCACTTTCGTTTGTCTCAGTTCTACCTTCATCAAACGCTTGTTGTTGAGGCATCGGAATGCCCATGTAATCCTCATATAACCTATTTAGTTGCCTTACAGTAGTACAATTATTGAACTCTGTTTTCAACGTTATCATCTTAGTATAAAGATCTTTTACACTAGAATCATAGTGTGATTTCTTCAACTTAATATTTTGAATATATGCTTCTGTTTTAATACCTTTTGCTTTGGCAATTTGAGTAATGAAATTATATCTCTCTGTGTTTAATTCATCAACAAAATATTCCCAACACTTTCTTTCAATGTCACTAACACTAGAGTCAAGTGCCAGATATCTTTCATTGTAAATATCTTCAATGATTACCTTAGCAGCAATTTTCATTGCTCTGAGAATTACATCATATCTTTTTTTAGTTACTGGAATTTCTACTTTAGAACCAATAGTAGTATACTTTTCATATTCAATTTGATCAAAAATTTCATTCTCTGTCAGATCAACAGCAGAAACTTTAATTGACTGTCTAACGTCACCAAAACTTCTAAATCCAAAGACAGCAATATCTTTAGTTAGTTCAGTTGGATTGTTTAAACTACAGATACCACGGATGTCCATATCATCTAGACTGAATATATTCCAATCTAAAATAGTGGAAATTGGTGTGTATGATACTAGACTTGCAACGTCTGGATTTTTACAGATAAAATACTTCATTTTTTTATACTCCTGTGTATCCAGTTGCTAGTGTACCATATTCCATAGCAGCACCAGAAGCAGTGCCACCAGGTCCCTGGCGGTTTAGTGAACTCTGGAAACTAAATGTGTGGGTAGAGAATGTAAAATAACCGCCAGTATTATTCTGAGCACCATTATACATTCCGTTCATAAATCCATAATCAACACCAGTGTGGAAAGTTTCTTCTCCCGTAACTCCTGGTTTACTAACAGATGATTGATTACTACCTGTCTTAATATCTCTTCTTGTCATAGCACTACCAGTTTGATAACCACCTGCTTCATTCCAGTAAGAAAATCCTCTTCTGGAACTCATGGTTTTATTTGTTCCATCTGTTCCAGGTGCTGATCCCCAACTAGTCCAACTTTCAGTTGCCCATTGGAATAGATATGCATTACCGCCTTGCTTGTACATACCATTTTCTTCACCATAACCACAAGCAGGATTGAGACCACCAGAACCACCAGAACCTCCAACGGTTACAACAGCTTCTGTTACTAAATCAAATCTATCTGGACTGTCATTGTTGTTTCCACAAACGTATGCATACCTGAAGTCTCTCTTCATAATAGAAGTTCTGTTTCTACTGGTAGCCATTGATGTGCTAGCACCAGTATTAGACTCTGTTGACATACTGAAAGTAGAAACATAATTACTATCTGTATTCCAGTTATTACCAGTACAGTAAATATACGCTTTCATTGCAGTGTTTTGAGCACCAGCAGTATAAGCATCAGAGCGATCAATAAGATCTCCTAGGTTTGCGATTGAGAATGTTGAGTGTTGACAACGATTTACATTTCTCCAAGCATTACCACTTTGATATCCTGCAGCAGGATAACCTCTGGTAATTGCAAATCCGTCAGCAAAATCAACGATAAGTTCCCAGTATGCATTTGTGCCATCTGATTTTAGAGTAGCACCAGCAGTAGTTCCCTCTTGTCCTGCTGGAATTTGCTCTGGTAGAGCAGCAAAAGGTGACCCATTCTGCAACAGGTTTCCAGTAATATCAACGTTTCCGCCAAAAGTAATAGATCCATCATTGTTGATGGTTGCGTTAATAACCGCACCACCAGCAGTTGATTTTATTCTATCTACCCTAATCTCAGATGCCATGGGAGTTCTTTATTGACTATTTATCGTAAAATTTCAGGTAAGTAATCCATCATCTCAATTTCATCAGAAACAACATCAGTATTTCTGAATTGAGTGACATCTCTTAAACGTTGCCTGTGCTGTGCTAAACTTTTTAAATTAGAAACTTCTGGTCTATTATCTTGCAGAGAAGCAAAATAATTTTCCATTGCTTTCAAGAATTCAATGTCAGATTCTTCCAGTTTTTTATTTCTAATCTCTCTCCATCTAGGGAGATTATTCTGGAGAACTTGAAGCTTGTTTGTTTCCAGGCATCTTTGCCTGTCTTGTGACATTTCCATGGTTATAGATTATGTGCGCTAGCGTAAGTTGTATAATTTTGATTGATTTCACTAACACTCAACTCTCTATTGTAGATTCTGTACTGAGAACAGTATCCTTTGAATTGCATGTTATCACTTCTACTATGACCATTAAATATCTGTCCAGTATTTGTTGGGTTAGTTGATGTAACGTTGGTTGGAATATTAGTTTTAGTTTGGATAACAGATCCATTCTTATACAACGTTCCTCTACCTTGAGTTGTATTCCAAGTAAGTGCCCAATGAAACCATTGGTTCAATGTATAAGTGCTTTGAAAACCACTAAAGGATAAGTCATTACAACATGTAGAAGAGTTACCCCATCTTGCATAGTGAGAATTTGAAGTATCCCAAGTTCCCCACCAGAACCAGTTGGCGTTATTGGTATAACTGTTACCGTCTGAATTATTAAACCAACCATGACCACCAGTATAGTCTCCAACTGGACGAATCCACATTTCAATAGTTGCAACTTGCTTGTTCCAACCATTATTCATAGGAACATTAATTCCAGGACTGCTAGTTCTATTACTATTATTGAAAATACACTTCAACGAAGTAGAAGTTTCTGTTTGAATAGTCCAGTCAGAACTTCTGTTTTGAATGTTAACATCACCCATAGTGCTACTGTGATCAGTAACAATATTTCCATTTAGTCCGCCCTGTCTATTTGGATCTAACCAAAGAACAAGACCTTGAGTAATTCCGTCTTGATAAGATGTTTCTCCAACACCCAACCATTCAGATCCAGTCCAATATTCAATTTTTTGAAATCCTTCTTGAGAATTATAACCAACATTTCCTACAGCAGGATTTGGTGGTCGTGTAGAAGATGTCCAAACTGGAATCACTAATTCTCCTACAGTAATCTTATCAGCAACCTCTAGGTTATTACCAGTTGGAATGCTAATTGTGTTATTGTAGGATGCAAGTCCTAAAATGTCTTTTACAGATAAACTACTCATTATACGATACTCCAGGAAGCTCCATCAGAAATAACAATTGTCCTGTTGTTATTTATAGTTACTGGTCCAGCGGTCATACAGTTGGTTGATTGTGGGATAGTGATATCTTCATCAATAGTATTTCTATTTGCCTTGAAAATTCCATATGTATCTAACCACTGTGCGTCACCGTTTGCTTCTAGTGTTCCAGAAACTTCAATGTTTCCTTCTACTTCTAATGCTTCCTCTGGATTCTTTGCACTCGTAAATCCAATACCAACTTTAGATGCTCTGTAAATGTCATTACCATTAGGAGATTCAGTCCATCTAGAAGTAACAAATTCAGAGTTGTTTTGGAACAAGGTTCCATTAAAGTTAACATCTCCTTGAATGTTGAGATTATAAGATCTAGTGGTATTATTAGAAGGATCAACACCAGTAGTTGCAGTTGTATTGATAGAAACTCTGTTGGAAGAACCATCAATACTGAATGCAGGAGTTGAATTCCAAGACTGACCACCACCAGCAGTAGATGCTTGGATAGTGAACAGATTGTTTGCTAGTAACTGGTTACCAACTCTAAAGTTTCTCTGGTTAGAAGAACCAAGGAAGTTAATTGGAGCACCACTGTTGTTAGAAGCATTGTCAATCGTTAGACCATCACGAATTCTTGCGTTGCCTGTAACGTCAAGAGCAAATGTTGGGTTATCATTATTAATACCAATTCTTCTGGAAGCAATAATGTCTCCAGCAACCTTGAAAGCAAGAATTGTTTCTGTGCCTTCAACGTAGAAAGATTCACCATAAGCAGATCCTGGAGATGCGCCATCAGAATGATTATATCTGATAGTACCTTGCTGAGTATAATTTCCAGATTGATTATCACTGAATCTAATTCTTGCACCAGTAGAAGGAGCATTGCTAGCACTTTGGATCAAGAGTCCACTATCTGCCTTAAGATGCAGAGCAGCCTGTGGATTGGTGCCTACGTTAATACCAACTTCGTTAGCAGAAGTATCAACAAATAGAACACCCGAATAAACATTCAGGTCATCGGTTAACGTTGTAGTTCCACTAATAGCAGCGTTACCAGAGACTGTTAGGTTAGAACCAGCACCAGTAATTGCTAGTGTACCTGTCATGGTATCACCAGTCTTCAGAACGTTAAGTGATGCAGCACCCGTTAGAGATGCTGTGATAGTGGAAGCAGAGAAGTTTCCAGAACCATCACGCTGTACTGCGTAGTTGGAAATGTTAGAAGAACTGAACTGAATATTACCAGCGTTCCAAACAATCTGACCATTGATAGTAAGAGAATCTGCGTTTGCAACACTAGCATTTAATGTACCAGAACCAGCGGTAGCATTACCACCACTTGCTTCTAGTTTTACAGTATAGTGATCATCTGCGTTGATTCCTGGTACAACTTGAGAAGATCTGAATAATAGTGCAGGAGTAGAAGCTGTTCCGTCAACTCTACCAACCTTAATAAGACCGACCCCACCATCATTTTCCAACTTAGCAACATCTACAGTGTTGCCATCTTCTAGTGTAAAATCATCAAATGGCAATCTATTGGTAGCAGTACCAGCGGTAATAGCACCAGTAAAGTTACCAGAAGTAAGTCTACCAATTAGAATAGTAAAATCATTAAAGTTATCAGAAGTATCATCATTAACAGTAACCGAGTCAATAACAAAATCTGCAACTGCCTGAGCATTAGCATTATAGAGTTTGATTGGATTACCAGGAGTATAAACGCCAGTTGGAGAAGTATCTAGAATTACTCCAGAGAAGTAAATTCTAAACTTAGGATCACCAAGGAATCCCTTAACTGTTACTTGATCTCTGAAATTAGTTGCACTAATAAATCTAGGAAGTCTATTATCAGATAATGTACCGTAGTTGATGTTAAGTGCATTCTGATACCAATCACCTTGTTTGTTATCAAGTCTGTCAGCATCAAGACCAGAATCAAGACCATCATTTAGAGATGTCCAGATTTTTGCCCAAGAACCAAAAGATGTAACACCCGTGCCTGAACCACGGAGATACATGTTATCATTATCTGTGAATGCAAGTTGTCTTACACCACCAAATCCAGTATCAAAACCAGAACCACCCTGCCTAAAGGTGACGACCATGTTTCTTGTACCGCCATCATTCAATCCATTAGCACTATTGAAAATAGTGTTAGAGACAATACCTGAGGAGAAGAAGTTAGGTAGTGGAGAAGAAGATGGGTTGTTAGTACCAGTGATAATTCTAAGTGTACTACCAGACTGGTTAGAAATACTGATGTTATATGTACCAGCAAGTCTATCTGGACTGAGAGTACCAGAACTTAGGTTAGTTGCATTTGTATAGAAAGCACCTTGTACACCATCAAGTAAGTCAGCATCTAATCCACTGTCAGCACCAGTCTTAAGTTCAATAGAACCATTACCTGCTGTACCAATATTAAACTGAGATTTCTTAAATCTAGAAACACCAATTGTACCGAAGAGGTCAGCAGAAATTGTTAGATCTGTTGCTCTCTGAACATCAATAGCAACGTTTGCATATTGTCTAAGAACTGTGGAGACTTTTGCTTCTAGAACAAGAGCTGAACCAGAACCAATCACACCAGGAGCGGTAACAACAGTAAAGTCTGCGTTGTATCCTGTACCACCATCAGTAACAGTAATTTCAGTAACTGAGTTACCAGATACAACCAGATTTACTTTTAATCCTGTACCAGTACCACCTAAAAGTTCTACATCAAAATATTGACCATTTGTAAATCCTAATCCAGGATTTGAAATAATAACGTCATCAATAAATCCGCCTTGTGTGAATGTAGATTCAAATGTAACAGGAGAAGCACCACGCTCAAATTCAATAATCGTTCCAAGAGGAATTGTTTGTGTTACTGGATTATTGAGAGAGATAGTTGTGAGACCTGCCGAAGTAACAACACCATTAATGTTTGTGTTTGCAGCAACTCCGTTGACAGTTTGTTTAACTTCATGTCCGATAAGAACATCAGAGTTTGTCGTAAAGATCATCTGAGATGATCCGATAGAGCACTGAGCAGCAAGAGAGGCGAAGTATCTAGTTTCAGCACCCTTGATAGATTGCATCGCTAGAGCAAAGTTCTGATCACCACGGAGGAAGGTAAAGGAGTTTGCAGCACCACCAGATGCTAGTCTATCTGTTTCAATAACACCAGATGTGATGTCTGATGCAGCAATCTGGTTAGAAGATAGAGATACCCAGTTATTATTGTCAAACGAAGATGTGTTTACAACTCTGTTAATGTTAACTGTGACTGGAGTCGGTGATGTGCTATCATTAAATGTATCAGTATCTTCAATCTTGATATTGTTGACAATATCACCATAAACTCTACTTTCAATTAGAGCACTTCCTTGTGCTTGTGTTCCAGCACCAGGAGGAGCAGTAAATGTAATTGTAGGAGCAGTAGTGTATCCAATACCACCTTGATATCCACCAAACGTTTCAATAGTTACGGTAACAACAGTGCCATTAGCAATTGTGCATGTAGCAGCTGCAGATACTGCACCAGGATCTGGATTACCTCCAGAGAATGAAATTGTTGGAGGAGTTACATATCCAGAACCACCATTAGTGATGTTGATTTGGAAAACAACACCTTTTCTATATTCGGTTGCTTGAATACGACCAGTTGTTAAACTACCAGTGTAAATATCACCAAGGTTAATACTAATATTAGGATCTGGTTGGAATCCAAGGAATAGACTGTCGTTATCTTGATTTAGAATGAATGATGTAGATGTATCCTGTTGGATTGCAATGTCACCAGCAAGTGCTCCCTCAATAGAAGTTCTTTCTGCTTGATCTGCAACAGTGTAAACTTGGAAAGGTCTGAGTGCTGGAATTTGGTCAATAGAGATCTTACCAGAATCAGTAAGTTCAACCAGTGCTCTAGGAACAGCGTTCGTAGAATATGGTTTGTTGATGTAAGGTCCAAGGTTGTTAGTGATGTAATCTCTAACTGCTTTTTGGGTAGGTAGCTTGGAGTCACTAGAGTTAGCACCGCCAAGTGTATTGGAAGCATCAAATCCAGTAACAACAACGTCACCACCTTTCAGTTTCAAGAATTCAACTTCAGAAATGGTAACTGTACCCGTAAAGGTAATAGCACCAGTTCTGTTTTCAATTCTAGCAAATGTACCAACTTTAAAGTCACCAAGTTCGTCAGTACCAGAAACATATACACGACCGTAGTTCTCAGATACTTGCTCAAATGCTTCAATCTTAGTACCACCGTTCTCAGGTAGTGCTAGGTAATTAGTACCCGAACCTGCAAATTCCCAAGTGTGGGAAGAAGAGTTAACAATAGATGGTCTATGTAATTTAATTGTCTTTCCACTAAGAGCACTTGTAGATACTGGATTTCCTGTGTTTATGTCTGTTAGATCCATTCCACCACCAGTACCATCGTCAAATGTTAACTGTGCAGAGAAAGGAGGACCAACAGTGACGCCAGCAACTACATCAATGAAGTATTCAATATCAGTATTGGTATTTCTAAATCCATCAATTTTACCAACATAATGCTCTAGTGGTTCTCTTCCAAGACCACTAACTGTTAAAATAGTTCTACCAGTAGGTGTTGAAGAAACATTACTGATTGTACCTTGGTCAAATGAGTAGCACTCTTCTCTATATCCCGTACCACGTAAAGCAAATTGACCGAAGTTAGTAGCAGAGTTAGTAATAGATGCATAACCACCAGATTCACAAAGAACACCATCAGCACAGAAAATAACGAAGACAGAAACCAACTGGGTATAACCATCGTTAATAACCTTATATCCTGTGCCACCAAAGGATACAATCGTGAATGCCGCAGCAACCATGGATTTACCTTGGTTCGGGAATGATGCGGTTCCATCAATTTCAAGACCAGGGAAAGGACAGTTAGGTTGCTTAACTTTAGATCCATCAATCAGAGCACCGCCACCACCTAAGAAGGAGATAACAGAAGCATTTTGTGTATATGGAGATGCTTCAATAATTGGGAACTCATCAAAGTCACCACGAATTGACACACGCTGATTGTTTGCATCGTAAATGAAGTTATCAGGGAATGTACGAATTTGAGAAGTATCAAATAGAGTTCCGTTATTTGTGTTTACAGATCCAGCTGGAATAGTTCCGTCTAGGATGTCCTCAAAGAGGTCCATCGCTGTAGTAATTGTAGAAGCTACATTAGCACAAAGAGGTACACTATTATAAAGTAAAATATTCCAGTTAGTAAATCTTGGAACATCAACTGTTGGAGTTACTGGATCATAAATTAGAATTGTTCCATTTGCTAAAGCACTTACAAATGTATGTGCGGAACCAGATGCAGCACCTGCATTAGGAACAGTACAAGATACAGTAGTAATACCACCAGAAGATGATACATTAGTAATAGCGTAGTCCTGACCCCAGTTAGAATCAAATCTGAGAGGACTTGCATGATTTCCAGTTACACTATTATATGTGCAGCTATATGTAATTGCTTCTTCTTTGAATGCAATTCTATCCGAAGTAGTAGGTGCTACAGGTGGATCTGGGAAACTTACAGTAAGAGCACCAGATGAAGCGTTGTAAGTAGATCCATTTGGAGTTACTTCATCAACATCTCCACCAGACCAGTTACGCATTGCATCAATACAATACTGCTTCACTCTCTGGAAAGCATAGACAGTCTCATCTCTCTGTGCTTCTGGAAGACCTGTTAATACAGTTCCAGTGAAGTATGCATCAGCAACACCAACAATACCTTCGTTACCGCCAAATACCAGGTCTTTTACGAGACCGTTGATGACGATACGGATATCTCTGATACACTTTCTTTCGTTTGTATTAGAAAGTGTAAAAGTTGGATAGTTTGCAAAAGTATCTGCTAATGCTTGGTGTGCAATAAGATCCCTGTTTCTAGTGATTAGATATGCAGCATCTAAGTATGTTCCATTTTGGTTCTTAGAAATTACATCTACCCATAAGAATGATAAAGTATCAATTGCTGCTTTAACATCAGCACAAGCAGGAGTTCCTGCTGTTGTTGTAATTACTGTATCGTCAAAATATCTTGTTACAGAAGAATAACGTGGGACATAGATGTCATCAGATGGAGTTCCATCACCAATTCTCCAATTTCGCATTGCGAAAATACAGAGCTCTCTAGCATACTCAATTGCACGAACGTTTTGAATGATTTCGTCTTTGATGTATGCAATGTCACCACCAATGACATACTTCTCTGCTGCTTCAATAATGTTGTGGTTTGATCCAAATTCAAGGTCTCTTACCAGTGCATTGACAAAGTGAATAACGTCTTGACGACATTGCTCGTCACCATTACTTCCTGTGTTTGTGTTTGTTGGAGAACTATATGAAGGATATACTTTTTGTCCAGCATCACAACTTAATAGAATATCTGCAAGTTTAACAATACTATCTTCTTGAATATTTGCTACTGGAAGATTTGTTGTGATAGTAGCAACACCAGTAATAGTATTGTCGTAAATAAAGTTAGTGATGTTATAGATCGTTCCACCACTACCTAGTTGTACAGTACCACCAGAAACATAAGTATGTTCGTCTTCTGTATTACCTAAGAAAATATCAAAAGAGTTTCCAGAAATATTGTATGCAGAATAATGATCTGTCTTAAATTGATCATTGATAATTCCTACAACTTCATCAGCAATAAACTCTCTGTTATTGCGTAAGAATACACAAGCATCTTGGAATCTTCTTTCTACAGGTGTAGAAAGTGGGAAAGTGTTTGGTGAGTTTAGTAGTGATAAAGTAACTACTTTACTGAAGTTTCTAACAACTGCAAATTGACCTGGATCAAAATTTGCGTCTGTGATAGAAGGTAATTTCTTTGGAATAACAAATCTTCTGCAACGACCATCAGCATCTTCTAGAACTTTGTAGATTCTTTGCTTACCGTTGAGGACAGATAAATCAGGACCAGCTGTTGGTAGACCTTCAATTAAAATTTCTTGACCTTCTTTAAATTCGTGTGTATTAGTTCTACCAACTAGTGCGTTAGTGTAAAATATAATACCACCAAGATCTTCTGCATTACCAAACTGTTCAGATTGGAAACCACCAGTTGCAATACTTGGATCTCCCTGTAGAGAGAAATCAAGTCTAGAAATAGGTAGAGTTGTGGTATACTCTTCATCTACTGATACAACCTCACCCTCAGCACGGATGGATTCAATTTTAGTAGTATCAAAAGATTCAGTAACAGCAGTCGCTTGATTCAGTACATAACCACCACCAACACCATCACCGTTCCAACTAGGTGCTCCTAAGATTGGGAAGAATGATACTTTCCAGATGTTGTTAGCAGATTGTGTAGCATCAACAGAAGCAATCTCATAAAATCCAGTGAAAGGAAGACCAGAAGAAGGAGTTGCTTGTAGTTCTACAACAGTTCCAGGTGGAATATCAACTGTTGGATCTGTGGTAAATGTTAGAACATTTGGACCACTTTGTTCTGTAATTGTTTGTGTATATGCAGATCCTGGTGAAGCACTTGTAATATAATCAAATCTTTCACCCTCAACAAAAGAACCACTCTGTAGATCAACTTCAATCTTACCATTTACATATGCACTGGGTCCAGTAAGAGCTTCAAAAATTACTCTGGTAATTTTTGCTCTAGAACCAGTGTTAACACCCTTTACAATAAGACCAGATACTAATGTAGAAAGACCTGTATTGTTTTGGAAGTTAACACTAAATTTTTGTGGTCCAAAGATCTGATGACCAATTGGGAATGAAGTACCAAAATCTCCATTAGCTTCTTGGTCAATAATAATTCTTTGCTTGTCGTCAAAGACCATAGCAAAGTCCCAAGTAGCAACTGGGTCACCATTGGAATCAATTTGGTCACGATATGTTACACCAGTAACGTAGTTCTTATCACCAAATTTAAAGATGTGTTTGCCAGGATTGGCAGGTCTGATAATTACAAGACGAAGGTTATCACCAACAACAGATGCATCGGGTGGTAGGGAGATTGGGTTATCTTCTACATAATCACCACCAGAACAAATAATAGTTTCTTTAACACCAACAGTTGCCCATGCCAACTGTGCCGCTTTCTTAATAGTACGAACAGGGTTTACAGCAGAACGACCGTCGTTTAGGTCAGAACCAATTTGCTGAGAAACATAGATACGACCACCAACGTCGTTCGTTGCTAGGTTGAGAACGTATTCTGTAGTTGCAACTTTGTCTGATCTGTCACCTAATAGAGGTGTGATAGAACGAGGAAATACACCAGCATCTCCAGTATCGTTATACCTGAATTCTGATGGATCGTTTACGCGGAAACCAATATGCTTAAACTGAACTTCTCCAGATAGCACAATGCCATCTAGATGTTCTGGTGCCTCATCAGTACCACCAGTTTGACCAGTGTTCATTGCCTGATACATATTGGCACCGAAGTACCTATATGAATTTTTCTGTACAATAACACCAGGGGACCATAGGGTTCCTGTATTATTTGCGTAAGTTTTTAAGTTTGGTGCTCTAAAGTTAGCATCTGGAGTAACAAAGTTGTCAATATCCAGGTTTAGAATTCTTGCCGTATCAGAAATGATGGACGTAGATGTTCTAATAGCACCATTAATGTCAAGTTCAAAGTCAACAGAGTCAAGGAATGCTGTTGCTGTAGCACCTGCACCACCACCACCAGAAATTGTAACAATTGGAACAGTCGTATATCCACTGCCAGGATTGTTAACAGCAATAGATGTTACTTTTCCATTAAAAGTAAAGGCAGACGCTAAAGCCTGGACACCATTAGGATCATTAGGTGGTCCAATAGTAACATCAGGGTTTACTGTAAATCCAGAACCAGCTGTGTCAAGTTCAATATTGTTAACTCTTTGTCCCGTTCTGTTGATACCAACTCTGGGTAATTGAGTTGCGCTATCTAGTTCAGTACGGAGAACTTCACGTTCATCCGCTCCTGTACCAATTCTGATAGATGCTTCATTATCACCGATGATCTTAGGGTTTACACCTCTAAGCTTCTCTTTATCGGAATTAATATGAAAACTCATGGTATTCGCGTGCCCTTGACTTTTTTCCTATTACATATTTAGCATCAAGTCCAGTCAATGCTCACAACTTCAGTAAATGCTACCCACTTAATAGTTGACGTTGTACCTGCTCTGGTTGTATCATAACTAAAACGATTTAAAGCACCAAGTGGTTGAATATCCCAAGTCTCACCCTGAGGAATGTCATCCTTGATTACGGTCTGGAAACTTGATAGTACATTTGTATTACCAGATCCATCGCAGTATAATGCAGTTTCAAATTTTACTGCATAAACAGTTCCAACTGAATTGACTCCAATAATATTTGCAGTGATAAAACTCATAGTGCTATTAGCAATAGGAATTTGACCACCTGCACCATCTAGGTCTAGAGTTGATGTATTTAAACCTCTAAGAATAAAAGATGATGCTGAACTATCAGTAAAATTACTGTTTTTAATTTCTAAAGTATTGATGTCTTTTGCATTACGCAATTCATCAATGACTGTTGTTTTTTCTACAGAAAAACCTCCTGTAGAATCAAATTTTTCTAAAGTTGTTGCCATGTTTGTTATCCCTTAGTGACGTTAGATACGATAGTTACGACCACATTATTACCATTTGGAACTGTGCTTCCGATTGTGAAATTTAATCTGACAAAATTAGTTCCAGTAACTTCAAAAGAAACATCAATAAGTTGATCACCTGTTCTGATATTTCCATACTCGGTATGGAAAACATCTGTGTTATTATCTATGATTCCAAACTCAAAAAATTCTCTAGCACCAGTTACACTATCTTCTGCGACAACAACTGTTTTCGCTCCATTATTTGTTCCAACATCGTAAATATTAGAACCTCCATTATTTACAGTTCCTTTTGTTAAAGTAACTTTTTCTGTCAAAATTCTAACGTCAGCTAGTTCAAATTCTTTTAGATCACCATCAAAAACTTTAACTCCAGTAAATGTACCTGTTCCAAAACCAGTATTAAAATATACATCACCTTGATCGTCAAGTCTTAATACAGGGTCAACAGTAACACCTGCAGAGAGACCAAGATCAAAGTATTGTTTACTTGTATGTAAGAATGTTTTGCTTGTATCAGTATTATCAAGTGTTGTTTCTGCACCATTGAATGTCATCAAGTTTGCAGTAATTTCAAACTCATTACTTGTCTGAGATCTGATAGTATCTACAGAGAAGAAATCCATAGCAGTTGCAGTCAACTGTACGGTATTAGTTCCATCATTGTAGAAGTATAAAATATTCTCATTAGCACCAGGAGTAGTTTCTGGAATAATATAAGTGTTCTGATCAACGTCTTTAACACCACCAAGAGATCCCCAGTTATTGTTATCATCGTAACCTTCAAACTGACTAGAGGTTGTATTGAATCTAATAGAACCAGCTTGTGGTGCTCCTCTTGTTAAATCTGTACCAACTGGAATAACAAGAGTAGAGTCAGAATCACATACAATTTTTTGTCCAGCATTTGGTTGTAGAACCAAATCTGAAACATCGGTAGAAATTTTATTGTTTGCAAGTCTTAAATCTTGGTTGATACTAACAGGAGTGTCTTGTGTAGGTCCAATTCTAATTTCTTCAATATCTTCAAAAGTTAGAGGTGCAACGCCAAGACCCCAAAATTCTAGAACTGCACTACCATTAGGTTGTGATCCAGTAGTATGCGATGGTTCACTACCAGATGTACCCGTAGTACCTGCAGTTGTTACCTCATAAAGATTATTTTTGTATTTTAAATAATCACCAACAGAAACTGGCGCATTAGCAGTCCAGTCAAGATATGCTGGTGCGCCAGTATTACTAGAAGAAATATATTTGTTGGATCTAAATTCTAATCTAGTTGGAGTAAACTTAACAGTATTAATATTGTCATTGATAAACCAAAGGGTGTTATCATTAGCACCAATAGTTTGTTCTGCTAAGATATATGTGTTTCCATCTAGATCTCGGACACCACCAAGAGAAGACCATGCACTAGCAGTAGAACTATAACCTTCGTATTGATTAGAATCTGTATTGAATCTAATTTGACCACTAACAGCAGTGAGTGGTCTTTGTGCAGTATCACCAACAGGAACAGCAATTGCTGTTGTTGCATCAATAGTTACAACTTGGTTTACCGCTGGTTCTAATACAATGGAAGTATTTGCTTGTGATGTAACAGTATTGTTATTAATGAACAGAGTATCATTAATATTGAGTTGACCAAATGTCTTGATTTCACCTGATGTTGATAAAGCACCAGTTGAGTTTGTAATACTAAGAGGACCACATGTAGTATCACTATTTAAGTTAATATTAGTGCCTTGTAGTGTCAGTCCAGACTGTGATATAACTTGTGGTACTTGAATACTGCTTGAAGCAAGAATTGTACTTAAGGTTAGTGAAGTAGCAGTGATAGAAGTAATACTTGCTGAAGTTGCATTGAAAACTTGAGCAGCAACTTCTCCATCGGAAACCTTGAATGTTGCTTGATCTGTTGATGTAATATCAGAAACTCTAATTTCAAATCCAGATCCAAATGTCTTAGGATTATTTGGATCTATAGTGATTACAGCTTCATCACCATCTGGTCCACCTTCATTTGTATGTCCTTCACCACCAATACCACAATAGTAATAAAGACTTGGTGTATTTGATGTAACTAAGATATCTAAAACGCCTTGATCTTTAGTAACACCATCTGTATATTCAGTACCAACAAATTCTAGTGTAACTGCACCACTAGCATCTGGTAGTTCCGATAATGTAATTTGTGTTAAACTATCAATAGACTCAACTAAAGTATTTGACGCAACCTGCCCAACTCCTGCTGTAGAAGTTACAACCATGCCAACAACAATTCCTGTTGTATCTGCAACTGTAATAATTTTAGAGTTTACATCAAGGGTAGAAGAAATATTTTCTACGAGACTTGGTGGATTAATACCATCTGGGAATGTACTTAATGAGAACTGGTGAGCACTATTGGATGCATCAGATAGATCAAATCTGTATGTAGATCCAACATACATCGTAATATCTGGAGTCTTTTGAGATCCGTTACCATCTCCAAGATCAATATAGAATCTTGAATCTGATGTTCCAGCAACGTCTACGGTGTAAACTGTAGATGTTACTCCAACTTTGATCATGCTGTCGCCATCTGCAACAGTTGCACCACCAGTCAATACAGTAACACTAGAAATATTACCACCAGCAGTAATTCTTTCAACAATTTCTAAATCATCCGTAGAACTTACAGAGTCTGCAGTTAACGAGAGGTCATGTGTTGGAGAACTACCACCAATTAAAGTACCAGCAACAGTGATAGGATCACTTTGTGTATATTCTCCACCAGGATTATTTACTTGAATTGTGAGAATATCACCCTGACTACTTCTTTCAATATCTAACGTTAGTCCAGTACCAGTTCCGCCAGTAGTTGCTACTCCTGTATAAGTTCCTGCTTCATCACTGGTAAAGTTTAAATCAACAGTGTTACTTGCTAAAGCAGGTAGATCCATTACAACAGTTGTGCTATTTGTAATAGACGCAATTTTTGCTAGAGGATCAATATTTCCACTAGTAGATACTTCCTGAACAAAATCGCCAACACTAATTCCTGTTGTACTAGAGAGACCAGTAATAGTAGTATTGCCTGAGGTAATAGTACCAGAAAGAGGTCCAGTGATTGTAGGCGTAATAGTTGGAGCATTTACTGTGCTAACATTACTTACAGCACCGTCTCTAACTTTAATTGAATCTCCAATTCCTAAAACTGAATCCGCAATAGTTTGCGTAAATGTAATCTCTTGTACAGCTTTGGAAAGAACTGTAAAGATATTTGGTTGAGTTAAAAGTTCTGCCTGAATGGAAAGAATATCATCTACTGCATAACCATTTCCACCATCAGCAAGAGTTACACTTTCAACAACACCTAGTGTATCAACACGATATTGGAAATCTGTAGTTGGATCGCCAAAAGGTGGAACAAAGTTTACTACAATAGGACCAGGAGATGTTGGTTGTGCAGATAATTGAATTGTTGTAGAGTTGAGAACGTCACCAACAGTTGTGTTGTCTGCAAGTACACCAGTACCAGAAACTTTTTCAATAGTATCTCCAATCGCAATTCCTGCTGTACTTGCAACAGTAATGTTATTGAGATCTTGGGATACAAAGTATACATTGATAGCACCAGAACCTGTTGCTCCAGTGTTCATCGTAATTTGTGTTGCGCTATCAATACTTTGAATTACCGCAGTGTTTTCAAGAGTACCTACATCACCTCCACTAGTGAAGCAATACATTCCAACTTCTAAATTAGAAGTATCTGCAATAATTAAAACAGCATCTCCAGCAGTTGCAGTAGATGCTTGTGTTGCTGTTTGACCAGGAGCATAAGTTGAAATATTGGCAACTGCTTTTGGTAGCTCTAGTAAATCGGTAGCAACATATCCTGTACCATAAGAATCAAATGTTAGATCAGATACACGACCAGGATCTGTATTTACAGTAAACTGGAATCCACTACCACCACCACCGCCAACATCACTATCATTGATAGTAAGTACATCATTTAAATTATATCCACTACCTTCTACCGTAATATCAACAGTGTTTACTGTACCTGTAAATACTACACTGTTGATAGTATATAAAAATCCAGTGTTGCTACCGACATCAGATGATTTAACGTAAAGTGTATCTCCCGCTCTATATCCTGTACCTTCATCAACAAAACTTAGTGAAGTGATAGCACCACCAGAGATTGTCAAGTTTGCATACGCACCACTACCAAAGTTTCCTTGAGCACCTGCATTAACGTTGATGTTGCCACCAGCAGGACCCATGTTTGGGTGGTTAGCACAATCATATCTAATTTGAACACCAACAGGTGCTTCTGGTTTGATAACTAGATCAGAGAAAGAACCTGGTTGACCAGCATTTCCTCTCGTGTAAAATGTATAGATCTGAGAATTTAATGCGCTACCATCTGCTGCTTGGAAAGCAATTCTATGCTCACTTGTAGGATCTCCTGGGTTAGAACCCAGTAGAGAAGGGTCCGACATATCAAATAGATATGTGTTTCCTGGGACAATGTTTAGTGTTGGTTGTGAAACACCATCAATTGCATAAATGAAATTTGGTTCTCCTGCTTGTCCAGCATTTGGGTTTGCAACAGCTGTGACAACAAATGTCTGTGCAGGTGAGTTGTGTAATTGTACAAATGGATATGAATTATCTGTTCCACCACTACCACCATTTGTAATATTACCAGAAATTGTTGAAGTACCAGTAATATTTAATGTTGCTTTTGCTCCAGAACCACTACCTCCCTGTAATGGTACATCAGTAAAAGTACCAGGAACATATGCACTACCAGCATTTGTAATGTCACCATCTAGATTATCAATGGTAAACGTTGCTTGAGCTCCAGTGCCAGTACCACCAACTAGAAAAATACTTGCATAGTTTCCAGGAACATAGTTGAGTCCTGTATTAAGTACAGTGCCTTGGAATCCTGCAACATCAACAGTTACAGTTGCACTATCACCACTACCACCAATTAGAGGAATATCAGCATATTGACCACCGTCATATCCACTACCATTATTAGTGATACTTAAACCACCTTGATTCAAAGACTGTTTTCTTACAATAAAGTCTTTAAATGATACAATGTTTGATAATGATGCATCAAAGATTTTTTTGCTAGAAGAAACAAATCCAAATGTACCGATACCAGATTTAAAAATACCAAGACTATTATCGGAAGTAAACGCTAGTGACGGAGAATTTTTTGATCCATCTCCTAATCTAAGATTACCAGTAGACAAATCTGTCCCACCAGAACTAATCTGGAAAAGATTGGCACCAATTTCATTAATTTTCAACCTCTGCTGTTCAAAGGTATCGCTTCTTGCTACATTAATTGCTGGCATTTTTGATTAACTCTCTTAGTAGGGACTTGAGTTCAGAGACTTCATTCTTCAATGTATTTATGTCTTCCAATGCGGAACTCAACTGTTTTGATTTACGTCTTGCAGTGATTGCAGAATCGTCCAGATTGATGATGGCACCAGTGTTTTGGTCTCTTACGAGACCATCATGCCCTTCAACTTTGATATAGTCCATACGCGGAAATTAGAATGCTGCTACTGCTCTAATATCTTGAATTTTAGGAGCAAACGCTGGATCAACACCCAACATCACAATCTTAATAGCAAACGAAGAATATTCATCAATATCAGATACACTATACTTGAGATCTTGATACGAAGATTGCTTCTCAACAACACTAGAAATAGTATTTTCTGTAGTTGCTAATTCTAATGTATCTGGTTGTCCATTACCATTAAACAATACCCAATCAATGTCATCAAAGTTCTCTTGACTAGATGCTTTTTTAAACTTATAGAGAACTTGGATATTTGAAATATCCTTGACATTTGCAGTTAGATGAACATCAATTGCAGTCGCTGGATTATTGAGAACAACTTCTTTGGTTACATACTTAGCAATAGCAGAACCATTCTTAGAAGTATTTTCTGCAACAAAATCAATACCATTTGTATATGTAATTTTTCCTACCTCCAGATAATTTGCTTCTTCATCTGGTTGGTTTGGATACTTAATGAAGTCTCCTACGCGGAAAATATCTGCAAGTTGATCACCAACAACGGCATTTCTATTGTAAACTGCATTGTCAATAATTCTATCAGTAAAGTTATCATTGATAGGTTTAATATCAACCCTAGCAGTCAATTCTTGAGTTTGACTATTCCAAATAACTGTTTTACCAGTAATAACATTATCATAAGTCTCAAGAATAACAGATGGATTACGTGCTACAATAGTAGAACCATCATCAATAGATGCAAATACTTGTGTTGGATTAGAATCAACACTAACATTTGTCAATTGTGTTTGGTTTCCTAAAGAAACAAGTTCTCCTTTTTGGAAAAATTGACTTGTCTTGACTCTTACATAAACAACACTACCATTGACTCTTGCAATAGTTCCAGTTGTTTTAGAAGTTTGACCTTCAATTGTCTGATTAGGTTGTAATTCAGTTCCAGCATTACCAGCAAGATCAAATTGATATACAGGATAAAATTCAATAACCTGATCTCTTCTACCAAATCTTCTTTCTTGTCCAGTAGCATTTTCAATTCTATTGCTAACAGTTTTGACTGATGCGCTAGACAAATCAATGATTGGAGATAGATTACTAGAAGTAGAAGATAGTTGCATCTTGTAAGTCAGAGATCTTTCAAGACCATTCAAAGTTTCATTAATTTCAGATGCAATCAACTTTTGATTTGTAAAATAATGTGGTTCATTCAAGAAAGTTCTTTCATAATCTGCCTGTGAATATGAAGTATAGTTAGTTGTAGAAGAATCAATAGGAACCACATTGGTAGTTTTTACAGAAACATCTAAAGTTGTTCCAGTAAATGTTAGATAATGGATTTGTGGATATAATGTTTCAAATTTTCTGTTATGACTTGCGTATACAGAAGTTCCGCCACCAATAGAGTTTCCTGCAGCTTGAGATGGAGAAACAAAGTTATAAGTATCAACACCAGAGTTAAGAACTTGGAACAAGTTACTATTAATAGTGGAGGCAGTGATACCACCTGTTTCTAGAGCAGTTCTATAGAACACATAAGAGTTACCACTATCTTCAAAACCATGATCTCTATGATTTACTTTAATAACAGCGTTGCTATTCTTGAATAAAGTAGAAGTGGAAGCAGAATTAGAACTTGCGTTTGTTTCAATTGGATTTGCATCAAGAAGTTCATATCCAAGATTTGTATTCTTAAGGAGAAGTTCTGCAGGTCTTGTTAGATCAAACTCTGCTCTGTATAGTGTAAACTTAAGATCTTCAAAGATATCTTCAGTCCAACTTTCTGTATTCTGAGAACGATACACTGAACCTAGAGATGGTTGTGTTGTAATGACTGTGCTTGTAGCAATGTCTGTTTCACCAAGTCTAGAAACCCAAAGTTCATAATCAGTAGAATCAGTTTCTACTACTAATGCATATTCGGTATCGTTTTGTAGATAAACAGGATAATCAAATGCAAAGTGTGTTGGTGTTGTAGAATTTGTTACTTCACCTGCATCAATCGCGACACCCATTCTAACGGCAGGAGAATCAATCTCAATAAACGTTTGGATCTCACACCCACCAGCACCATTTCCGACGCCTTTGACGACCACAGAAGGTGCTTCTGTGTAACCAAAACCACTCAATGATACCTCAGCATTATAAATTTTACCACCTGATACTTCAATACTAGCTGTTGCAGTAGCACCACCAGGAAGTTGTGGACTCTCAATAGTTAAAATTGCGCTATCATAATTTTGACCAGGGTTGGCAATTCTCATTCTAGAGACTTTACCGCTATCTTTTGCAATAGCAAGAACAAGATCAGTAGCATCTTTTGCATTTGCTTCAGTAACAGAAGGAATAATTAGATCTTCATTCTGTACAAAAGATTTACCATTGTGATTACTTAGAACTATAGTATAAACTTGCTCATTAGTAAGACTATACTTACCAGATGCAGTAGATACTAACTCTACATTGTTCTTATCAAAGATCTTAAGAATAGGACCAGAAGCAGCAGAAGAAGCACCTGTTACACTCTCGCCTTTGAAAACTGCAATATTACCACTAGCAAAACACTTAAGGAAAGTATTTGGAGAGAGTGTCTTCTCAGAACCAGGAACAATATTTTTAGCTGGTTTTTCTGCATCAACATTAGAAATATATGCTTTGACTGGAATATTAGTGCTCTTCTTGCTGAAGAACATATCAACACCAGTAACAAAACAACCACCCTCTAGGTTTTCAACCTTAAATGTTTGTGCAAGAGGATTAGGTCTGATAGGATTATCAGTATTGCTTTCAATTAACTGTACACCTTCATTAGATTTGAAGTAAGAAGGTTTAGTAGATACAATGCTTGCAGGATTCTCTGGAAGGAGACCAGTAGCATAATACTTAACTTCAGTATAACTATCTACTTCTCCTTTAGGAGCATTAGTTGCACTAGAAGTAAATCTAAAGGTTAGTACACCAGAAGTAATTGATACTTCTTCAGCAGAGGTATCATATGGTAGAGTATCTACATCACCAGTCCAAGTTGCATTTTCAAGTGGAGGTAAACCAGCAGGAACAACAATTAGTCCGCTAGCATTACCATACTCATCAGTTGTAATCTCACCATTGAATGCAGATAGAGAGTTGCCAGCAATACCTGTAAATCTTAGGTCTGGATTTACCCAACGACCAATATTTCTTCCCTCTAAGAAGACATACATCTTCGTATTAGGTTTCATTCTTCTAATAACATATCTGACAGGAATGCTTCTGGCAAAGAATGCTAGGGAAGTTGAGACTAAACTTTCGCCAATACTCTTAGTTGGAACTCCTTTGCCTACCTCATTGTTTTGAGGACTGATATTAGAAGAACTTGCAACTGATGCTTGAGAAACAGATGTTGTAGCTTGCTGTGTATTGTTTTCACCCAAAGAATTAATTGTGGTGAAAGAAGAGGATGTTCCAACCCAGTTAACTACAAAAGAATTGAATAGACTAGAGAAACTTTCTTTTACATTTTCTTTTGCTAAGAAAATGTTGAATAGATCTGTGTTAGTATCTACAACTAGTGGTTCTTCATTTTGATCATACCAATGATCAATAGATGGAGAAATCTCTCCATCACCAACATATTGAAGAACAACAAATGGATTTGGATTTAAAGTCTTAGATGCAAAATCATTTCCTAGTAAGTTCAAAGGAGAGAAAGGTAATGTTACCATATCTCCAGATCTCTTGTAACCAGAAACAGATCTTTGATCTTCTCTTACATTTACTTCTTCTAGATTTACAGAATCTTCTTTTGATTGAGGACGTAGGACACTTTGCTGACTGTCCACTGCACATCTGTAATCAAGAGATTGCAAGTTGCCAACTTTGTGTGCTTCAAAATTATCAACAAAGAAACCAGACTTAAATCGGTCTAAACCAATTTGATCCTTAACTTGCATGTTAAGAGCTTGCTGCTCAAGAATACTAAGTGTAGTATAATACTCAAGACGCTCAATACGCTTCTCCAATTTACCGATGTCACGCATTGTATAACGACGGTTATCAACTGGAGTAATTCTTACATCTTTAGTTGTCTTCGTAAATGCAGGAATATATGCATAGAAAAGAGGTACAGCATCATCAATTGGATCTGGTTTAGTTGGGTTTAAGGAAGAGTTACCTTCTTTAACAATAAACTGTCCCTTTTTATCTAAGAAAACACCATCAATACGATCTAAGTATTGTACTTGACTGAATGAGAAAGTGTATTCCAAATTCAAGTCAGGAGCTGGTGTACTTGCTAGTACAGCACCAGAACCAGAGAATGATCCAGCAGTAGTCTCAAGAGACGCAATATTAAGGAAACCAGGAATGATAGCACTGCTATCTACTTTGGGTCTAAAATCAATTACGTTCTTAAGTTCTAAGTTTCCATGAACAGAAGAGTTGAAAGATGGAATTTCATCTTCTGGAACACCTGCTTCGTGTAGATAACTATCAATTGTACAGAAGTCTCCTTGGGATTGTTCAAAGTAATCAAATGCAATAAGCAATTGTCCAACTGCAGGATCAAATCCTGGTTTTAGAACAATTCTAGAAACATCATATAATGTATCTCTCTGTCCATTATCAAATGTATATCTGGAAGTAATGTCAGTTCCTGAAATTAGATTACCAGCAGAATCTACATCTGGTGCTTGAGATGAAGTTCCTTCATAGACATATCTTAATTTAAAAGCATCAGAATATGATAAAGTCTCTACAACTTCATTATCATAGTCTTGTCCTCTAAATGGAACAACACGATCTCCAGCAGAAGCAACAACGATTCTCTTATTTTTTACTGCAGTCTTAAGTCTTGGTTTTGCATTAGATACTTCAAGAGTTGCTGTAAGTTTTAGTTTAGGGAATGCACCATTAGAAGGAATAGTTCCAAAATACGTTGATGGTAACTGTAGACTAATACTACCAGAAGTAAGACCACTAGCAGTATCAGTAGCAGAAGTAATCTCAACCGAGTCCTCTCCAACGTAAATAATATCTCCTTCGGAAATATTAGGAGCATCGCCAGGATCTAATACAGTCATGATGAAATTACTTTCACTGAAAGCTGCAAATCTTTGTGTGCCAAATGGTAACTGTGCAGCGAATGTAATTACACCACCACCAGAAGAAGCAGTAGTTACAAAATCTCTACGGAAGTAATACTTAATCTTAGTATCATCTCCACCAGCAGAAATTTTAGAAACTTGCTTACTTCCTGTTGGGAACAACAATGTTCCAGAATTAGTATTTGCTACTTTAGGACGTAAACGTACAATACTTGTATTTGTAACACCACCAGGTAAAACTGTATCTAAGTAAATTCTAGATTTAGATGATCCTTCTTGTTTTGTTGCATATTGTACAATAGCACGAACTAAATTATTGTTATCATCAGAGAATTGTACAAGATCTCCTTGCTGCAATAGGACAGATGCATCAGCACTAAAACTAGTAGACTCCACAAAATTAGATCCTTGAGATCCGAAGAATGTAAAGTTAGTAACTGCTTTAATTTCAGAGAAAGTTTGACTATCTACAACTACATCTGCAGAGAAAGAGTTGGAGTTACCAGAACCATAAAAACAACCAATAGACTTGACATTCTGTGGTGTATAAGTTGTAACAGTATTTCTGAATAGAATTGGTACAACAGAAGCTGCAGAACTAGGAGAGGCTGCTCCATCTGGATTTTTGACAGTTACCGCAGGTGGTTGTGCATATTCAATATTTACTGCTCTTCTATTAATAATAGTAGCATTGTAAATATTGCCTGCAATATTTTTACCTAGATCAATTTTTGATGCATCAAATTCAAGACCATTAATTAATAAAGAACAACCATCAGCATATCCCAAACCTCTATTTTGAACTACAAAGTGAGAGATTGTATTGTCTTTTGCAATTTTTACAGTATTGCCATCTTCATCTCTAATTGTTTCACCAGATTGGAACTTACCAGATAGAGTTTTTACGAATAAAATTCTTCCTGTACTGTAAACACCAGCAGAAGATCCTTCTACAACACCATATGCATTGCTATCAATACCAAATACATACTTACCTTCATCAAATGCATTAGCACCAGCTGGAACATTTTCTAATTGAATTTTGGTGAAGAATTGAGGATCAAAATAAGAGTATCCAAATGTAGTATTGTATGCAGTGGTTCCTGCTTCTAAACGACCTTTAGATAGAATAATATCAGAATCTGAATTAAATCCAGGTCCTTTCTGTTGTAAAAAGAAATTACTTGGTTTTGTTTTTCCAATAACAGGCGTGATAATATCAGAATAATCTACAATAAAACCAAACTCATTATTATTTGCAGAAGCATCAGCTTCCGATAGATAAATTTTTCTCTTAAATTCACTATCAGAAAGATCATACTCCAATAGTAATAATTCTAAATCACTCTTATTACCAAATACTGTTAGTTCTAAAAACTGAACTGATTCTGAAGAATTAATTAGTGGTTTATTTGATGTTGCAAACGATAATGTTTTAAAAGAACTAACAGCTGTTGGAGTACCCAAATCACTTCTAGTTTTTACAAAAAACAATTCGCCAAATTGAGTTTGGAACGTTGCATCTGATACTGCTCCAATTAATGTAACAGTATTTGTAATTTGTAGAGTGATGGTTTTAATTCCATCATCAGTATTAAAAATCTTTCCTCTTCTGTCAATAGTCTGTCTATGATCTGTAGAAAGTTCTGTATCATTCAGACCAATAGATCCATCATTAAATGTAGAATATAGAAATACATCAGGATATGCTGTTAGTTCTGATCCTTCTTTGTTTAAAGGAACACTACCAAATACATTAGTAACACTGTAAGTTGGAAGACCTTTGCTCTTAAGATTTACATTATCAGTTGAAAGACTTTCTCTTGCTTTATTAATTTCAAGATACTTAGTTTCTTTATTGACAATCTCGTATCCTTTGATATATGCTTTACCAGGACCGATGCTAGCGATCATTTTTCTGGCAGCATCACTGGCAGATTCTCCATTATAGAGACCAAACTCATCAATGCCGTAGATACCTCTGTTGCCGTCTTTTTGTGCATATTCTCTGATATCAACAGAGAAATTGTCTACAACATAATCACCAGATTCATCAAATGTTCTACGAGCTAAAGTTTGCTCAAGAACACTGAAATCAGTAGATTCAATTTTTCTTTGAATAACTCCTCTAGAAACTGTTAGGAGTTGAATAAAATTCTTATCAGTAATTGCATTTAGAGCAAACTCTTTTAACTCTAGGGAAATTTTGAGTCTATGTGCTCCAGGAGCTGTATAGTTTGCAGATCCAATAGAATTGTCATATAGAGATGCATCTGCTTCTGGTGTTACAACTTCTTCTTTAATTGTAAATCCTACTTTTGCAGATGGTTTGTTATAATATTCATCAATAACTAGAAGTGCTTCGTCATTGCGAACAAAATACCCATTGACAAAGTAAATTCCTTCCTCTACTTTTACAGCAGATCCAAATCCCATTGCAGGACTCTCTAGAGAAGTAACTTCTCCTGTGTCAGGGTTAGTGATCTCAATACTAGTAGGAAGAACACTTCCATCTGTACCAACAACTAGAAGTGGTGTATTGACACCATCAACAACTTCTAGAGTTTCACCTTGACGGAAAGTTGGTTCTGTATTAGAGTTGCCACTATTAATGTAACTAACAAATAAAGTATCAGCAGCAGTCTCTGTTGCTAATTTTGTTGCTAGAATAGTTGCAGTAACACCAGAGGTAAGACCTTGTAGTTGTTGTCCTACCAACTGACTAATATCGTATTTTTTGTATACGATGTCATTTCCTTCTGAGATAGCAACCTCAGAAACTGAAGACAACTTAACGTAGTCTAATTTTGTATTAAGACCTACCTCGCCAGGAATGACAAGTTCACCCTGCTTGAATGCGTACTTTCCAAAACTCTCAATTTGATTTTGGAGAATGGATTGTACCTGTGTTAGCTCCCTACTTTGAATAGAGTATCCAGGACGGAATAGAATTTTGTAAAAATTCTTACTCGCGTCAAAGTCCTCATAATAAGGATTTACATTTAGGTTAGTCTTCTGAGGCATCGTGCTCCGCCAAATACTAGTATCTAGTCCCTAGTATTTATAGAGATAAAAAAAATCCCCCGATTGCTCAGGGGGATTTTTTAAATATGTATTTGAATCAGAATTCAATAACTAGTTTGATATCTTCAATCTGGTCAGGAGCGCGAGTGATTAGACGACGATTCTCAACGTAAATAACGTCACCAGTGTTGTTTTCAATTTCAGGTGCTGCTAGACCACTTGCAAAAGTGACACCTAGTAGTGCGGAATTATAACCTGTGTCTACAGAACCAGAGGCAGTTGAGGATTCTCCTGTAATGGCATTAGAACCATTAGACTCAAATGCTCTTACAACACCCTGATCAGTGTGTGCATCATTAGTTTGGATGTACTTAAGAACACCAGCGGTAGTAGAACCACTGTCAAGTGTCCAAGAAACAACTGTACCATATGCAGTACCACCAGTTACAGTCTGAGTAATTTTCTCATCAACAGAGAAGTCTGCAGTAGCACCAGTAATTTTAACGGACCTTAATCCAGAGAGAGTATCTGAGGTAGCAAATGTTGTGGTTCCCCAGTTATATGGATCAGCGATGATGCCAATACGACGGAAGTCGTTATCTACAGGGAAGTCACCTTGACCTTCTGCATAGGTTAGACGGATGTTTGTCATCACGCGCTTACCATTAAGTTCTGTTTCATGATCAGAACCATGACCACCTTCAGGAGGTAGGATAACCTCAATAGCACCAACAGCGGAACCACCTGTCGCGACTGCACTGCTTAGACCAGTGTCAGAGAAGAGGTTTCCATTGCCTAAAAGAACATTAGCATAGGTGTAACCCGATCCACGAGCTTGAATACTTGCAGATGTAATTGTGCCAGCACCATTTGTTACTAGTTCTACAACACCACCTGTTCCATCACCTTTGATGCTAGTATAAAGAGTTTGAGAGGCAGGAAGTCCAGATCCAGCGTCTTCAATTAGAGCAACGTCACATGCACCTGCAACAGCTTGTGCTACAACACCAGTCCTAGAGTTGTTAGCAGGAAGAACGATTGGCATGAAGTCAGAAGAAAGGAACTTCAGAACATCATCAGTAGGGATGGTGTACATATACTTCCAAATGTAACCAGCACCAGTAGTTTCGGTATAAAGACCAGTTCCAGCAGCGTAGTTACCACCTGCAGTAGTTGGTTCTTCCGTTGCGTTTTGACCAGTGCTATTACCAGGACCTTCTCCGTTGTAAAGACACTTGAATACTTCATACTGAGAGTTCATTACATAGAACTTAGCATCTGCAATTGTATTTGCACCTGTTGCAGTTTGCTTACCAATTTGACCACCGCCACCTGGAGTAGCAGCGTAGTCTGGTTTCCACATGTCAAACTTAGGGTTAGCTACTAAGTCCCAGTTGTAACGACGAATGACTGTTCTTGCAAAAGCATCAGTAATACGCTTGGCAGCAATCAATTCGTCATAAAGACTAACTTTTTCTCTTTGGTTATCAAGTGGAAGAGGAGGAACATCTTCAGTTGCATAACGATAAACGCCAGACTTAGCTGTAGCACCTGTGTCAGAACCACCAGCACCACCTGTTCTACCTTTTAGGTCAGAACCAAGAGGAGGAGCAGAGTTAACGCCAGCACTGCCAAAAACGTCGGTCAAAAGGAGGGCACTATCATAAACTGCAGCGATTGTGGCGCGGAAAGCGGTGGATCCATACGTTCCAATATACACTTCGTCTCCCACAGTAAATGCAGTAGAATTCTTAGAATAGACTTCTAAGTACGCTCTCCAGGGCTGTGGGCGACCCACAAAGAAATACATTCTAGAACGTTCCTGACTCGTGTCAGTCGCTCCCTCAGTTAGAGATTCTAGGAATTGTTTCGCGTTAAAAATACGAAACTTATCAGAAATAATTGCAGCCATGGTGTTTTTTGTCCGACGTTGTAGTTTGTGCCTGAGTTATTTATATTTATAGCAATATTTAGGATAATGTAAACGGAATGATTTCGTGAGTGGTATTAATTGTGTTTGGACCTCTCGTCAAAGTAACACCTGTAAAGGATGTTGCCGTTTTTCCTGTGTATTGGAACACAGATCCATTACTGGTAAAGGCGTAACCAGTAGATGGGAATCCTGTAGTATTTTGAACATTGATAGTTCCAGCAAGACCACCAGTGCTAGCACTGATTGTCACTGGGTTTTGAATTGATGGTGGCATCAAGTTGAAACGAGTACCAGACTTAGCAAAACTAGAATTTGCCCTATCAACAAAATCATCAAGAGTTAGATCTGCGAAGTAGAAACTAAACTCTTGTAGTGTAACTCCAGATACATTATTTACACCATCATCAAAAATGTTATTATAATGACTAATTGTATGTCCTACATTAGTAACTGTGTAGTTGCCAATATATTCCAGTTCACCTATCGTGGAGTTTCTGACAGCAATATCAGGTGCTCCACTTCTCAATCCAACATAGTATACTCCGTTAATATCATCTAGATCAACTTCATTTCCATTTCTTTGTTGAACTGGATCGTTAATGAATGCATTTTCTTGATATCTATCAACCACACCACCAGGTGGTGGAGTTACTACAACTTCAAATGCATCTCTGGTAATAGAGAAATCTACAGGAGATGAAATTTCTCTCTGAACATTTCTTTCAAATTCCACAGATATAGCACCACCAGATGCCATAGAGACATCACTCTCGGATTGAATTGTAACAACACCAGCAGATGCAACAGATACAAGTTCAGGAATCTGTCTTAAGTATGTTCCAGCAACCCAATTTTGCTCTGTTGTTCCTTTACGATTTCTAAGAACATTGAGGAATCTATCAGAAATTTTACGGTTATAGTATACAATCTCATTACCAATCAGAAGTAGACCTTGTGGATCAAACTTAGTGGTGTCTGGGATGTATACAATGCTGTCACCAATATTGAAATCAAGATCAAGATATGCAGCAGTCTCAAAGAAGTTGATATTACTAATTGCATTGTTTGGAATTTCAATTTGCTGTGTCTGAGTAATTGCTCTACTTACAGTGGAAATGGAGTTGAGAGAAACAATGTCTTGAATCTCTGCGGAGACAACAGTTACAGTGTCTTGAATTCTTAATACACCACCAACTCCCTCAATGGTAACAGGGTCTGGTTCAATGTATACAATTTGAGCACCACCAGGTTGCTCAATGCCAATTGGCATTTCAGATCCACTACCACCAACTAAAGTAGATGTTGGTAACTTAGTATCTCCAGTTTGAATTAATCCAATGATCTTACGATCAACATCTGCTGGACTGGAAAGATCTACAGAAGAATAAGAGTTTACATCAACTAGTCTGTTACCAAGAATATCAATGGTTGATATAACTGTTCCACTTTGAGCAATGTTAATATAAGGTCTATAGAGAATATTGATCTTTGATATACCAATGTCTCTTTCAGAAAGAATATCAAATCTTCTTGTTACAATAACTTTTGGAGCTTCTGTATATCCAGAACCACCATCAATAATATCAACACTAATTACTTGACCTTTACTTACTAAAACATTTGCTCGCGCACCACCACCTTGACCATTTTCAGGTACAAATTTAAGAACTGGTGGTGTATAATACTGATATGCGGTCGGTTGTGTAATAGGGTCATAACTACGTTGATTCCAAGTCAGTTTTATAATACTACCATTTTCAATAGTAGCAATTACAGAAAGACCTTCTCCTCTAGTAATTCCAGTATAAGACTCAACTGAGACCGTTCCAAAAATATCATCGGTTAATTGCTCTCCTGGTCTACCATCTTTACTAGTAGCTACTGTTGGTAGTCTCTTAATGCTGCGGAATTTATCTTCACCTTCTACACGAATTTGATCTCCATTTGATAAAGATACAAATGGTTTCTTATATGTTACTCCATAGTTACTTCCAGACCAGATAGCATCATCAGTTTTAAGAAGTTTTCTTCCAACATCATCTATATTATATGTTAAAGATACATTAGAAATATCAGCATCTGCAATTACATATTGTCTATCATAGTATCCCTTTGGTACAAAAGTAAAATCTAGTCCACTTTCAATAGTAGCGTTTTGACCTAAAACATCAAATACTGCATTATTTCCAGTTACTACTGGATTACTAATTTGACCAATAACATTGTATGTTCCATTTGCTCTTTGTTGCCAAACGTGAATTGGAAGTCCGATTGCATCGCCCATCCAAGCATATCTTAAGAAGTCATTTAAAAGAGGAGAATCAAAAGATAATCTACTTTGTGCAAAGTAACTATCAGGAGAGTAATCATAGACATTAAGAACTTGTCCGACGTTTCTTCCATAGAGATAGCGGATGTCAATCTTCATCTCTTTCTTGATTGAAACATTAAATGTAATGTTCGGACCAGATATAGTATAAGAGAATCCTTTACGTTGTAAAACTCCATCTAGGAAAACATATAAGCAGTCTTCCTGTTCAATATTTTGTACAGTGTAGTCTTCTACATCTAGGATTAAGAAAGGACCATTTCTGACACCATCAACTAGATTGTAATCAATGGTAAGTCTCTTGTAGTTACCAACACCAATACCAGCAACTTTTTCTACTGCTGTTGGTTCTCCAATAGTCTTAGCTCCAAGATCTTGATCCCAAATAGGAGCAACATCAAATTTTAGTACATTAGGAATTACAGTTCTATCAATAACATAAGAGTCCTCTAAAGGATAACCTTCTGTAAACTTAGGTCTTTGAATTACAGCATTAATTGTTAAAAATAGATCTTCATCTTCTTCTGTATTAACAACTGTATTGTCATCCCAATATAATTCAAACTCTTTACTTTCTCCATCAATATAATCTGGGAGAGTTCTAGTAACTGATTGCTCTACCAATACATCACTTAAATTATCATACAAAGAATCAATAGCGGAGATAACATTATTACATTCTTGATTAGGAAGTAGAGGATCACCTAAAATATTGTAATTAGAATATGTTAATGTAGGAGTCCAATTACCTGCTTTATTTGGATTTTGTGGTGTCTTTTCTACAAGTCCTCTGCCTTCTGTTAGAATAGTTTCAATAATGCTATGATAGGTATTCAAAGCACTCTCAACTTCTGCACATTCTGGAGATACAGAATCTATAGAAACATTATAGTCTGCATTTGGCAATTGATTTCTCATTGCCTGAATCATTAGATCCTTTGCATATAAGAATGTTGCAACTGTTTCTGTAAGTTGTCCCGAGATGTAATAAAGTTCTTCACCATATGGATAATCATTCTTTCTGTAATAAAGTTGTGCTGCTTCTACAATCTTTTCGTTACCACCAAATTTAAGGTGATAAACATATGCATCAAGAATCAATCCAATGTCTCTACCACACTTTGTAGCATAAGATCCCCAATTCAATCCAGGATACTGTGCTTGTGCCCATGTCAATGACTCTGAAATAATATAAGATCTGTTTAATGTAATTAAATTACCTGCATCATAGAATGTACCGTTGTTAATTCCACTCCAAGAGAATGTTGCTAAGTCACTACCAGAGAATGATGTAGGAATAGTAACAATAGTGCCAGGTGGTAAGTTATAATCGCTTCCAGGAACAATAGCACCTGTGCTAGTAGCAATTGGTCCTGTGGTTGCTGTGCCACTTAAGAAAGTGGTTCCAGTTGGAGCGCCACCACCACCAGCAGAGTTTGCTAATGCACTACTACTTAAGGTAACTTCAGTTGCACTATCAATAGATACAATTTTTGTTCCTGGTGGGAATGATCTACCAGAGCTGACAAACATACCAACAGCAATATTTTCTGTGCTGGTTACTATCATTTTATTTCCACCAGCAAAGTAAGATACACCATTATCAGTGTAGTCCCAATTACGAATTGCTAATCTTGCTAATCTAGTAGCATAAGCAAAAATTGCATTAGACTGAGTTTTATTATTTTGAATATACAAATAGTCACTACTAGAATTGAAAATAGAAGTATAGTCAACTGTTTTTACATTTCCACCAAATCTAATATCATGTTGATAAGCATCTAAAATTGCACGAATATTTCTCTCGTAATCATCTTGCTTTGTACTCCAATCTAATGTGGAATATGTTTGTTTAGCATATCCAATAGTTTCATTTACGATAAACTCTACATTTCTTTCAATCTGATTTGCAGCATCAATCCAAGTGCCACCACGTTGGAAAATATTTCTAATTTTTCTTAGATGTTTGGTATTGTATTGATCATCCTTAAACTGGAATACTTTACCATAGAAAGTAACACCTTTATAGGGAGTTACTTCTCCACCATCACCAGTAAGTTTATTACCTGGTCCTAGTGGAGGAGCAGAGAATACAATCTGATCCCCACTAATAGTGTAAGAAACTCCAGGTTCTTGTAGAACACCATCTAGAGTTACAATAATACCTTTATCTGATGCAGGGAAGAAAGGTGTTCCATCGTTTAAAATCTGGAACGATGTTGTTCCTTGTAGTCTTCCATCTGTATCATAATAACCATCAAAAGGTGCATTGAGAGTAAACTCAAATGCACGAACTTCATTAAACAAGAACTCACTAGTTGCAGCAGTACCAAAGGACTTACGAACTCTTTGACTTTCTACAGTTTGAATTGTTTGTGTTGTTACTTGTTTTGTGCTCTCAACAGTAATCTTATTTTTATCTGGATCCCAAAGTTGAATAACACTGAAATGAGATGACTTTGGAAGTTCTACTGGCATTTCACTGCTAGCAGTAGCTTCTACATCTACCTGTCCAAATAATTTAAATCCAGCAGGGTGTGTAGTAGACTTAATTAATTCACGCCACTGATCAATTGGTGTTTTTGATTTGACAACATAAGAATAATCTTGGTAAAAATCACTATCAATAACTTTCTGATTAGATACTCCTAGACGACCTCTATCAGAACTATAGAATCCTAGGTTGTCATAAAAACTAGAAATTTCTTCTGTAAATTCACTAACAAAAACTGAATGTACAATACCAGATACTGGCATATTGTAAGATTCAATCGCAACATTTTCACGAATGATACCAACAGTATTTTCTAGTTTTAATAATCTTGATCCAAATCTCCATTCAGCAACTCTTGCTCTGAATACCTCTACACCATTTACTTTTTGTACTACTAACTCACCTTTCCTGAAATCTCCATTATAATTTTTAAGTACAGCAACATAGTTTGAAGTGAAGGAAGAAGAAACTGTTCTATCCAAGTGGAATGCTCCACCGTTTTGTACAAAGGTTACACTTTGAGGAACACCAATACTATTACTATTTGCAAAAGCTTCAACATCACTTTCAATAATTTGAATTTTTGGAGTTTGTGTATATCCTCTTCCTGGTCTGGATACAACTAGTGAGAAAATTTCACCATTTCTAACAACAATATCAAATGTTGCATCAACACCATCACCTTCTGTAATTACAACTTTTGGATTGACATAATTTGAACCTTTGTTATCTACTCTAACACCAGTAATAGTTTTAGATGCATTGTCAAATAATACTGTAGCAGATGCTCTGTAACTTTCTGTTGGATCAATACCAATAATTGATGGTACTTTTTTGTAATTTAACCCGAGGTTGATGATGCTGACTTCATTAATCTCACCGACAGCGAACTGACCAGTAGTAGTATAAGAAATGGATCCAGAACCATCCCAAAGAGGCTCACTAGTAATATCATAAACAAAACGATTCGGTGTGACATAATTGAGTGTTTTAACCCCCTGTAGTGGATCTGTGATAATCTTAAAGAATGCACCACCAGAATTTACTACATTTTTTCTATCAAAATAATAGAAGTTTGTAAAATCAGTTCCTCTCTTTGTTTGATAGTTATTATCAGCAAGTCTAGAACCAAATCCAAACTTGACATTAGTAAATGCACCTGAGTTACCAGGAAGAATTGTGGATTCTTCTTTCTCTTCAGTAATTAAGTTAAAATTATTACTTGGACTAATATCAAAATAAGTACCAGTAAGACTAGAGTGAGACGTATCAAACTTGTACTTGTAAAATTCCTGTAAATTGATATTGGGATTTGGTGTGAATACACTATTATCTTCAGAAAATTCAAATTTGTAAATTAATTCCTCTGTAGACCTAACAGCAACTAATCTTTGTGGATTACTAGAATCAAAGAAACTAGAACTTAAAGTTAATTCATTTGCAGTAGATAATAATGTTCCATAATCATAAACAACAATAATTTTATGTGTTACAGGATTGTATGATTGAATGTATCCAGAACCAGATCCTGTAAAAATTTGAAAGTTTGTTGCAAAGTTATATTGTGCTTTGTATAAAGATACTTCTTGTCCATCAAAGTGATCTACATCAGAAGTTCCTTCTTGTCCTCTAATTACAGAAAGATCTTTTCCATTAATACCAGCAATTTTTAGAATCTCTTCGCCAATCTTAATTAGATCATCAACAGCAAATCCTAAAGCATCATCAACAGTTACCTTTGTACCACCAGCTGGTACACCAACATGTCCAACGTAGATAGTGAACCTTGCAGTAGACTGAGATGCACCAGATCTTACTAGATCCTCATCCGCAACGGATAGATAATCACCTCTCTCATATCCAGATCCAGCATCTTGAATCTGAATACCAGAAACTATACCAGCATTAGATACAGTAAATGTAGCAGTAGCACCAGTACCCGATCCACCAGTAAGAGCAACACTGGTATAGGTGCCAGCCGTATAATCGGCACCACCATTAAGAATTTCATACCTTCCGATTCCAGTAAAATCAATCGTTGAAGTATTTTTTGGAGGAATTAATGTTGCCTCTTGATATAAACGTTTTCTTAGATAATAAGTTTTAGTCTTAGTTGCATCATTTGGATTAATGTCAACTGTAACTTTATCACCAATACCTAATCCATGTGGTTCTGCTGTTTCAATCAGTGCAACACTTTGATTGACTTCAAATGGGTTGAGTCCATCACTAAGTGAAGTAAGTGTTACTACTTTTGTTCCAGAAGTATTGAATAAATTACTTGACTGTAGGAAGTAATCATCATCTACAATCCATGTACCAGTGAGAACCTTGATCTGAACTGTGTTTTGGGAGGATGTTCCTTCTAAAACTTCTGCAGTTGCAATTGGTGCGTTGACACCATCGGTCAAACTTAAAGTTGCACCTTTAGTATAAGAACTTCTTTGGTCTAATAAGATAATGAATGTTTTAATAGTTGCAGAAAAAGTTCCTGTCTCGTCAAATACTCCATTAACATTTCTAAGAACAATTGTATTGTCATTCCTTACAGTTCCAACAATAGAACCAGATGCACCAGAAGAAGGTTGGTTTAGTGTATCATCAGCAAATAGATATGCACTTTGGATTGTTGTCAACTTTACAACTTTATCCTCTTTACATTCTAAGTAATTGACACCCTTTCCTTTTACAGAAGAAATAATAGATTCAACTTCAGATCCTTCTGTTCCTCTATTATCAAAGTATACCTGAGAATTAACAGAGAAGTTATCAGATGATCTGATAATATCAATGCTATCAACTGTTCCAGATTTTACTTCACCAATAGAAGCAATGACACCTTCGCCATTACCTTGCATTCCAGGGACCAAATATTTCTTAGAATTTTTTGGAATATCATCTTGGTTGATATTAGAATTGTAATTACTATCAACAGGTAGGGAGTAGAAATTCTCTCCTAAAATGTACGGATATTGCGGTACTTGATTGCTATCAATAGTAATGAAATAAGCATAAGTTCCTTTCGGAAAGTCGGGGGTAATTGTAAATCTTCCATTGTTCTCGTCTAACGTGCCACTCTTATGAGTGTATGTGTAATCATTATTAAATGATCCGAGAGGGTACTTAGAAAGAGAAGGACCCTCTTTACGAGTTCCATTAAGAGAATAACTAGATGTCATTCTAATGATAGGAGAGGTAGAATCTAATGGATTCTCATAACCAAATGGACCATAAATTGGATTGCCATCATAGGCAAATCCAATAATAGGAGAATGGGTTTTTACTGCAGGTTCGGTTCCTGCACTGTTAATGTTGTCGTTAAGAGCAACACGTAAAGCTTTTGGATTGGCAACATGTCCATAACCATACTCTAGTGAGATATTGTAATTTTGGAAAATGTAACCATACTCAGTGTCAAGTTCAGTTTCAATTTTATTATATCTGTTAAAGTTCCACTCTTTCAATAATGGAATACCTGTGGCATTTTCACCAACTGGTATAATATCTACAATAACAGTATTTTGATTATAGAAATTACCTTCAGCAAGTTTGTTAAATCCAGTGATATTTCCATCGGTATTAACAACTGCTTCATAATCAGCAAATCTTCCTCTGCCAGCATTATCTCTAATTCTTACAGTTGGAGGAGAAGAATAGAATTCACCAGGATTATCAATGACTAGACTAGTAACTTTACCACCAGTTACGATTGCACGAACAGCAGCATTTCTACCAGAGGTAATCGTAATTTCTGGAGTTTTTGGAAAAACGTCTTGAGTATCTACAATAATTCTTTCTACAACTTGACCAGTCAAAACTGCTCTAGCTTTATTAGGAACCTGATCAATCAATACAAACGGTGGTTTATCATAACCTCTACCTTGTGTATCAATTTTAATTTCCTCTAATTTACCAAAACGAACACTATCATGATCCCTGAAACCGTAGACAGGGACACCGTTTAGAAGGATACCAACATCTCTATTTGGTGTTTTATATTTTTCTGTAGTCCTTGTTGCTTCTTTTCTGATGATACGAAGAATTCTTTGATCAAGTAATGTCTCACTTACTGTAGATCCATCAAGAATCTTATATGATGGGAAAGAAGAAGATGTGATATAATAGTATTGATCATCTGCAAATATAGATGATACATCTGTAGTCAATTGACTTAAAGATGTTTGAATACTTGGTAGTGTCGGAATGACTGGTGCAGTTCCTTGATCTAGCAACCATCTTGTTTGATTAGTTCCAGTCTGAACAATTTTAGCATCTGCAGTCTCAAATCCAGGTCTAGATACAAGAATTTTATCACCAGGACTGGAATACGGTTGAGCAGATTTTGGTTTTAAATTATAAACAACACCAAATGTAAGTAGTGTTACATCAGAATTTGCAATAGTTACTGGTTTGTATACCGCTGTTCCTACTGGGTATGCAATAGCTCCAGAAGGTTGTCTTTCATCAATAATAAACTGAGTTACAGTTTTTTCTTTGAAATTAATAGTTTCAGTTCCAATTAATATAGAACCAGTTTTTTCCCAACCAAGAGTGGAAGAAACATTAATTCTGTCACCAGTGCTATCTGTTCCAGCAACAGACTTCTCTAGTTTAGTCTTAGTTGAGATTGCAAAAGAACCATTAACTGTTTCTGGTGCAAGAACAATATTATAGATTACTTCGTTATCTGCTGTACCATCAGCATATACGTTGTCTACAGTAGCATCTGCATACCCATACTCTGCAGTAGCAGTCTGAACAATTTTCTTTCCAATCAGATCATTAACATTACCAGATACAACTTTACACTTTAAAGCATATACATTAGTCCAATCAGACTCTGATGCTTTGTATGTAAAATCTCTTGGTTTGTATACTTCAGGTTTGTTGCTTACATCTTTAGCAACAATAGTATTAAAAATAAATTTGATGGAACTAGTAGTTCCTTTAGATTTGTAGAACTTCTGAATATTTTTGATCAGAGTTCTCTTGTCAACTTCACCTCTAAGATATTTCTCAGGAAAAGATCCAAGATATTGATTCTCAAAATTCTTTACAAGTGCATACAGGAAAAAGTTACTTACATTAAGAACTTTTTGCCCAGCATTATGCGGTGCCGCATCTGTGCTAGTAAAATTACTTGCTTCATATAGATCACCAAGAGATGTATTGCCACTAACACCTCTAGAGCAGTCTTGGAACTCTGTATCGGTCCTTGTAGCATAGAAGATGATCTCATCATCAATGCGGATGTATCCGTTCTTCTTTGGGAAAGATTGTGCATCTGTGACAGTGATCGTAGTATCGCTATCAGTAATAGTGACTGCTAGACTATCGTGCTGCTTGAGAATGTTCTTCTCATAAAAATCAATATCGGCATACTTTTGGAGGTTATTAATAACATCCAATGTACCACCCTGTACTTCCTGAGCTTCATAATATTTCTGAACGAACTTACTAAAGAGTTCGTATTCATCAGAAATAAAAGCAGGAAGCTGCGTCTCAATGAGAGTAGAAATTCTCTTAGTCTTTACAGCAGGCATTTACTTTACTCTTTGTATGCAGTGAACGAGGAATTTGCAACGTCAACGTCAAGATACACTTCACGGAGTGCCTTGATATCATTAGAAAGTGGTTTTACTCTTACAGAAATACGATTATCAAAGAAACTACCCTTGATGATAGTTAAGTTATACATTTTAAGTTCACCACTTACATAATCAATATCGCCAATATCGCTGTCAAGGACAACCTTTTCGCCAGTTACGCTATCTAGTCTATATAGGACAATTTTGCCTGACCTATCTTCAACATAAACATCAAAGTTAGGATACTCAGTAACTCTAAACCCAGTGCTAGAAAGGACTGGATCATCACAGTCCTCATCAAAAGCATTCTGGAAACATACTTCGTAATAGAAGGTAGAATTTAGAGAAGGATAGAAATCCTTTCTCATTGTAACTTCAGTTAAGTTTGAATTAATAGATCTATCAGCATCATCAATCACACCAACCATTTTACTGTATCTAAATTTACCATTGAACTTTTCAGTATCACTAGTATCAAGGTAAGACTGCACACTACCAATTACTTTGTCTCTAATTTGCGCTGGTGTCTGATCTGTTGATTGACCATTGTAATAGATTTTACTAGTCATCTCAACAAAGAGAATAGAAGGATCAATTAATTTTGGTTCAACAGAAGCAACAACATACTTCTTGAGTTCTGATATAATCTGATTCTTAGTTAGAGATGTTAAGTAGCTAGCATCTTTTGGTTTGAGTGCAATGAAGACTCTTCCAAACTCAGGTGGAACTTGATCCTCACCACCAAAAATAATGATGTCACTAGTTGCAGGATATACTTGACGTACAATTGCCTCATAGTCCTGAGCGGTCACTGCACGGTC